CTCGGTTGCTTCAGTAAGAACTTCGCAATCCTCGTTGAAAACTTCTGTGATCAGTTTCATCTGAAACTCCTTTTTATTTTATTTATAATTTTGTTTCACTTATTATCTAAAAGACACAGGAGTGCAAGAAACTGCTGCGGATGCGGCAATTGTATCGCTAGGTTGTTTTTCAACAATTTCTACGGTGTTAACGGCCATATTAAATGTCCCTACAGTGTCACCTGCTAAAGTAATAGTAGCCGCATTAGTAGCGAATATTCTTACTACCGACGAGTCAGATACTGTGTTAGCAGTTGTAACATTTATGGCGTTACCTTTTACTTTAATGATCATATCGCTTCCCTCGCAAAGCTAAGAATCTCTTCAAATCCTGCTTTATCTTTCATCGCAACTTCTTGCATCTTCTTGCGATTTGAAGTAGAAAGGTCCTTAAACATTTTATTTAGAAGATCAACGTCTTCCTTCTTGAGCACAACAGATCCGCCGTCCTTAAGCTTTACCATTCCAACTTTGAATGCCTCGTCAAGTATCTCTACGGACTCACGGATCTTTTCTTGGCCGTGTTCGTCTTTATCTATTCTTTTGACAGGTACGTCACGAGTGCGTGAATGTCCCTTGGGATCGATGTAAGAGACTGTCTTTTTCATTGCGGTCTGAGTTACTTCATTAAGACCAGCTTTTGCTGAGCGATAGCCCATAGGATCTGTCTTTAAACGACGATCTCTTTCTTTTTTCATTTCGTCTTTAGTGTAGCTACCGTGCGGTACACCGCTATTCATGTGCCACTTAAGACGCCCGTGAGACATTTTTGTAATGTCTTCTTCTAGCTCAACTTCTTCCATCTTGTTTGCGGATCTGTTTAGGCCAGTTACGCGGTTCTGTCCTTGCTTATAGTCTTTAGAAGTTAGAGTGCCTTTATCTAGCTTCTCTCTTTTCTTCTTAAGATCCAAAGCAGCTGCGGCGTGATAGTCACGAAGTTTGTCTTGCGAAATCTCATCAATCTGCTCGGCTTCTTCTCCATACATGTCGTCATAGTATCCACTTCCGCTAGATCTAGTCGCCATTCTCATCTCACCACGAGCATACGAGTAGAGAGACATCATTGACTGATGGGCGGTCGCAAGCTTGTTCTGATACCATTCTTCTGGATCCGGAGTCATTTCTAGATAATCCATGATCTCTTCTGCTGCGTAGCAAATGAACTCAAGTTGACTCATCATCATCGGAATTTCCTCGTATGCGTCCTCGTTCATGTTTGCTTTATCAGCAAGACGACCAGAAGCACCTGTGATACCAGTCATACGATTCTTAATCTTACGCTTTACATCTGGACTTGACTTTCTCATTGATGAAGAAGCTTGAGCGGCGGCGACAGCAGCATTACCTGCCATATTACCAGCAGCTTTCTTGATGTAGCTATGTAGAGTGTTTGGAGAAAGCTCGTCAAGCTGTTCGACTTCTTCTGGTAATTTCACGGACTTTAAAAGTCCTCCGAATTTTTTATCATTTTTTATTCTAGTCTTAAGAGCGCCAACGTCTTGCTTATTCATCTTGCCGGCTGCTGTGACTCTAGGCCCACCTTTAAACTTGCTCGACCATTGTCTGCTTGCTAATTTATCGTGCCCTGACGATTGATTGTCTCTACCAAAGTGCATTTGATATGAACCATCATCTACTTGTTTGGCAATTGTTGCGCCAAATTCTTTTTCAATTGCTTTTAAATATTTTTGCGGAGTATCATTACCATCATATTCTGGATGTGTAGTTGTATAAACATTAAGAATAAGATCGTCAAGTCTATCACGCTGAGAAGCAGATAGTTTTGCTTCATCAAGATCAACTTCTTCTTTAGCAACAAGTTTATCAGTTGCCTTTTTAATACCACGCATTCTGTCCATAGCTTTACTGAAATTCTTTGGTTGGTCTGGGTTGTTATGTTCTCCAGACTTTCTAGCATGATCCATAGCGTTTATATTAGCTTTCTTGATATATGAACCAAGAGTCTTTTTATCTAGTTCGTCAATCTGTTCAGCTTCTTCTTTGGTAAGTTTATTAGTTGCTGTAGAAATACCAATCTGTCTTCCGAGAGCTTTCATATAATTCTTACCACTATCTTTATCACGAACATCACCTGCTTTGTAAGCCTTAGTAACTGCATCACCAGCAGCTTTCTTTACATATGAAGTAAGTGTCTTCTTTGAGAGTTCATCGATCTGTTCTACACTCTCGGTGGCGCGAACCTTTGGTTCCCCAGCTACACCAGGGTATGCTTTTTTACCAGCAAGATTTACACCAGGTCTACGCTTCATGACTTCCTTCGTGCTTAATTCGCCAGTGTTGGTTTTGTCAGCAACTTTACGAATATATCTACGAGCAAGGTCACGAGAGATCTCATCGAGTTCTTCCGTTTCTTCTTTACGAATAGATTTACCAATCGCTTTGCGACGATTGTGAAGATACTTATCTGATTTATCCTTATCGCCATCGTTATCAATGTCACCATCTTCTTTACCAACCGGATCCATTGCTTCTTTCTTCATGGAACCCTTACCTGCGAACGTGCTAGCAGCATCTTTCGACATCGTGACTGGATACTTCTTGCCGCCAAAGGCAAAGTGCTTTGCGCCTGACTTGTGAGCGTTTGCAGCAGCGGTGTGGAACGCATTCTTTTCTGTCGCAAGGATTTCTTCAGGAATTATAAACGTCTCTTCGTAAACAATCTCGTCCTCACCCTTATCATAGTCTGCTTTACGCTTAGGGGCCTTTACTATCTTACCACCTGTGAACTGAGCCTCAACGTCAACAGGATAGTCGACCTTTGTGACAACATGTTTATCTTTAAAGTGCTTTTCGTCGCCAGCCTTTGGCTCAGCAACTTCCGATACTATCTTGTGAAAGGATTTCATTTTTGAGGCCCTCTTCTAAATGATTTTGTTTTATTTATAACTTTTAAGGATTCTTCAGCTTCCATATCATCTTCTGGAGGCGGCTCAGCGCTTACAGGTGGTTTACTATCAGTTTGATCCTGATCATCACCAGAAGGCATTCCATCGTCGTAGAGACCAGCTGCCTTCTCTTTATCCATCTGTCTCTGCATCTCACGCATATCGTCTTCAGACATGAAGAGCACGTTCTTAATGACCCACTCACGAGAGTAGTACTTGCCGATCTGTTCCTCAATATCTCGTAGCATCGTTACTTTTTCACGAAGGATCTCAGTCTGTTTGAGTTCCTCAAAATAGTTGTCCTTCATAAAGTCGTAACGAATAGCATCCTTTATATCGGCCCATTCTTCTGGATCGAGGATACCCTTAAGTATAAGTTGCTTTTCAAGTAAAAGATCGAATAGCATAGAGAAACGAGTTCTTAGTCTACGAATGAACTTACTAAACTTAAGTTCGTCGCGTGTGATCTCAGAAACTCTACCAAAGCTATACATAGTTTCTGGCTCGAGACGAGACACCGGAACCTTTAAAGACTTATATAGTTTTCTTTGGAAGTATTGCAGGTTTTCATCACCGCTAAGTGCAGGTGCAGATCCACCAGCTAGAATGTCGACTTCAGTTGAACGCTCTCCACCACGGCGAGGAAACCAAAAGTCCTCGGTCATAGTCATAAACTTGCGACCATCTGTAATGTCACCGCTATCGGAATCATACTGAAGCTTATTCTTATGGCGAGTCATCATATCGTGAAGATATTGTTCTGCCTTTGCTTTAGGTAGCTGGCCAACGTCGATATAAAATATTCTTCTCTCTGGAGCGCGCGTAATCGTATAGATTACCGTTGCGTCCTCGAGCATTCTAAGTTGGTTCAATGGCTTGATTGCTGGATGTAGATGCGAAAGAACTAGAGAGTTGTTTTCGTTCATAAATCCAGAAGTCACTCTTGCGATAGAGTCTTTTGCGATGCGATAACCTTGAACGGTTTGACCAGAATGAATATTGTTTGAGACTGATTTAGAACCGAACCCGGAATCCGAATAGAGATAGTATTCCTTCTTCACCTTTTTAAGAGGCACACCAGAGTGAGCATCCTTTTGCTTTTCGTCCATCTCTTTTACTAAGCGAAGTTTACGAGGATCTACGTAGCGTATCTCTATAATGCCATCTTTTAGATTCTCGTTGTCTATGATGACGTGATAGTTTAAACGGCCATCAACATAAAACTTCTGAAAGATATCGTATCCGTAGTTAGAGAAGTCAAGAAGTCTAAGAATTTCTTCAAATTCTTCTACGATGCGATCCTTAACTTTATCTGGTAATTCAGTATCGTCTAGAACTATCTCAACAGCGTTTTCGTGTGAATCGATATTAATAGCTTCATTGATAACTTCGTCAACCGCTTGCGCAATTTCTGGCTGCATTATCATGCCACGATACTTGGTGATGAGCTCAGACTCTGTCTTAGCATCACCTTCCATATTAATAGCAATCCCATAGGAACCCCCTAGAGAGTTTCCTATGGTAATTGCACCTTCGTCGTTACTCGGTTCTACGAAAGAAACGGCGCGGTCTTCTTCAGCCCCGCCAACTTCTCTCTTTATCTCGAATCCAAAAATACGCAAAATTTATCATCCTATAATTAAGTAGTTGAAATGCCAGTAGTCCCCTCAACTCTCCATAGATCATATTGGAATGTAACTCCAAACTCTTCAATAGCATCAGTCTGTTCCCACGAAAGAGGGATAGCGTCTATACTGACTGGATACATTCCTTCAAACACATACGTTCTAAGTGCGCGACCTTCTTTGCTGAATTGGGTCACAATAGCATTTGATTTATAACTTTGAGGTAAAGATCTTAGGTTAGAATCGTGAGTGTTGATAGCGTTTGACCAAGATTCCATTGCGTTGCGAATTGCGAAATCTTCGTCGTTTATGATAGTGACTGGCCAATCGCCAAAAACTCTATCACCTGCGTATTTTACTTGGCGCCCAAAATAGTTAACAACATATGATCCTAGAGTTGACTCAGGTAGAGCCGCAGTTTTTACCATGAATGGAACTTTAAAATCTGCAATAGGAACGATAGGGTTTGTAATTTGGACTTGGAAGAGGGTGGGTCTTGCCCCACCCCCAACTAGTTGTGATTTGAATTCGTTGATATTAAAAGCCATGTTTATACTCCTTTTTCTTTATTTATTAGAGTGGCTGACCAACGATTTCATCGAATTCCACGCCAGTTCTTGTTGCAACAAATGTTAGTTCGATTACATTGATTGAACGGGCAGGCTTAATAAAGATATTGCCTCTAAAGATGTTTCGGTCAACAATGTCTGGTGTATTTACTGTTGAATCTGATACAACTCTAAAGTCAATAATACCTCTTCTTCCTTGAATGTCTCTAAGGAAAGGCTCTACCAAGTTCTTAAACTGAGTCTGTGTAAATTCGTCGTTGAAGTCAAAGAGGAATGATGCAGCTACCGTGGCTATAGCCTTTTCAACCGTAATAAAGAGTCGGCGAACGTTGATACGAGAAAACGCGCTGCCGGTCGCAGTTCCTAGCCCGGTCTTATCGCCGAATAGTAGAACTCCTTGGCCAACCTGCGATATAACTGGGTTAATATCGTTTCCGTATAGCAAGTCTCTCTGTGCTTTATTTGGATTGAAGGCGAGTTTTACGACGTTCTTAATGATTCCTCTCTTAAACCCGGCAGGTGACTCATAAGGCTCAACTCTTGCCGCAAGACCGGCAATATCACCGTTAAGAGGTACCCAACGATACGCGTCGTTATACTTATCGTAGCGATACTTATATCCGCTATCCATTACCCAATAGGAGGAAGACTGCAACCCGTTTCTAAATTCAATGATTTCAGTCATTTTAGTTTCTGGGTTCGCAGGTGCAACCGCGGCGGCATATGTTGGCGAAATATACACAACACAATCTTTTCTACTTTCCGCGATATTAGAAACTATATAGTTTGCGATGTTTGTGCTTGTTGCTTTACCTTGAATGATAGCAGATATGTCTACCTCGTTTGCGTCTCTGAAAAGATCGTATCCAAGAGCAACTTTTCCGAACGAAATTGAAGCTTCGCCATCACCATCCGCTCCACCAGAAAGATTTTGGTATAGCGGGGATGTTATTGCTGGATTTACTATGCTACCAGTTTTTCCTCTGACGAAAGAAGAATTGTTTTCTAGAACCGTTATGTAATAGTTGTTAGATCCATCAGAAAGTTTGGCTGCCGGATTCACGGAAAGGTTTTCATAGAATTCTAGCAACGCTCCTGGAGTTCCGCTAATTTCTCCTGCATAGTCGATAACGGCTAAGTGAATGTTATTTGCGCTTGAAGGAGCACTTGAAGCTATGTTAGAATAACCCCACTTTCTTTCTACACTTATCTCTTCGAGAGAAGTTTCAGCAAGAGTATATTTGTTCTTCGTTGTGACAGTATATGAAAAAGTAGTATTTGATGTACTATTGTCTGTGAACGTTGAAACAATAAGTTCTTGGTAGCCAACGCTATCGTTGCCCATTCTTAAAATATCATTTTCTTGTAGAGCTTCTATAGATGACGGGGCACTTATAGAAATTGTGTTTGCGTTAAAGGTAACACTTCCTGTAAGATCGCCGACAGCAGCTAGAGTATCTTGATATGAAAGGGCAGAGGCAACAGAAACTTTAATAGAATTACCTAGAACGCCTGGGTATTTTGCTTCAAAATTATCACTTTCTGCTATGTCTGCGCTATCTGAAACGACTCTAACTACGAATAAAGCGTTTGAATAAGATAGAAAATCTGCAGCTGAGAAGAAAGTTTCATGGTTTTGCCAAGCCGTATTTGAGTACGGCTTTCCAAAACGAGAAGCTAGTTCTTGTTCCGATGTGATTAAAATTCGTTCGTTAGTTGGTCCCCAGCGAAAAACGCCAGCAATTGCAGCAGGTGGTGTTGCAATTGCAGGAATAACGGCTGTAGCATCCACTTCTCTAACAATAACGGATGGACTTACAGAAAAAGCCATATTTTTCTCCTTTGTGTAAGATTATTGGCGTGTGTTTTTAACATTTCTTCTTTATTTATAAAATCTTGATTTTACATCATCCAGCCTTCTCTGGCATCTGCTGGTCTCCAGCCTGACTTCTGTACGTCATCTCCAGTATCGATAAAACCAAATGGAAGAAGATCATCGTTGAGTTGTTCCTCGGTCTTCTCTCTTAGCTTACTCAATGTATTTATATCCGTGACTTCTTTAAAGTATCCCTGACTCGTCAGCCATGCAAAAAGGACAAGGTTCATAACCAAGTCGTCGTGAGCTCCAGGTTCTGCTTCGTATGAGTTGCGTTTCTTAGAGAAACGCGACAGTTCTTGTATAGTCTCGAAATCGCTAATAAGCAACTGATCCTGTTCTATTAAGAGTTTAAGCATAGAACACCCAACCGATTTTACAGATTTTGTAGTTCTAATTCCGGTGTCGGTTACTTTTCCAAAGCCGTTAGAAATTCTCTTTCCTTCACGGCCATTATTCTCT